TCACCAATGAGTTCTTTCGTGACAATCCTCATCTCAAAGCAAAATCATTTACCAAGAAGACCTTCGTATCTGGAGGCTTTAACGAACCAAGCTTCGCATGAGGAAAATAGCAGTAAGCACCATGTTGGCCAACCTAGTAAGTATGGTTGGCGTGGATTCTTTTCTTACTGCTGAAACAACTGCTGCCGTACGCAGCTTTAATCGATTTGGCAAGTTAGCCTGGGATCGCACTGCATGGCCATTTAACTCAGTCATCTCGCAAGTTATCCCAGACCTTCGAGTACGAAGCGTACAAGTGGGTAATGGAGGATCAAGTTATTCATCTGCACCAACAGTTGGATTTAGTGGTGGAGGAGGAAACTCAGCAGCAGCTACTGCCACCATCAATGCAGACGGAGAAGTAAATGGAGTTGCAGTGACCAACAATGGCACGGCATTCACAGGAGTACCCACAGTCGCACTAACGAGTGGTGGAGGAAGTGGAGCAACTGCGACTGCAAGCATGTTATCCTACATCGATTTTGGGACAACGATAAGTGAGATATTTCGGGTAACTGAGAATGATCCTTATGGAAGTGGAAGCACACACAATTTAGCATTTAGAAATATATCAGACGCAAGTGGTAGTACAGATTACGGAGAAGCAATCCTACCAGACCGAGCAAGCAACGCACCTGTATGGGTACATTACCGGGCAGGCTTTCCAGGCTATGCAAGCGACTCATCAGTATTCCCCTATGTATTTAGCGAGTACGCGACAATAGGGGCGCAGGGTGATTGGCTTTCCTCTGACGGCCAGCAAGACAAGGCAAACGTTATCTACCAACAAGCAGAAGCAATTTTACAAACCGAGTTAGACAAACTCGAAAGACAAGAAGGACAGACTCAACCAGTTGAATTTATTACTTACGGAACAACTGCCGTTAGCTCGGCATAAAAGGAACAAACATTATGGCATCAGAATATCGAGGACTCGGACTAAATGGTGGAATTTATATCAATGATACTGCGGTACACACAGGTAAATTCTTTGCAATCCAAGCAACAGAAGCAACTGTACTAGCAGCACAGGCAAGTAACATTACAAACTTAGATGATATTTGCACAGGACAAGATGCAACTGAGCTTGCTGCTGGAACTGTACTTTACGGAAATTTTTCAAGTATCGATCTTACAAGTGGTGCAGTAATTGCCTACAATATCTAGATGGGAAGTTCGACCATATCGCTTGGTCTAGGACTAGGTGGAGGTAAAGCTGCGACTTCAAGTGGCAGGCTTGCAGGTGGTGGTGGTGGATTTAGTTTACTCTCAGGATCATTTGATGGTACGGATGACTATTTAACCACGGACGAATCTAACCTAGCAACATCAGGAGACTGCACAATTTCCTTATGGTTTAACAGTGCTTCGTTGCCTAGTAATGGTGCGTATGATTATATGTTTAGTCTCACGGACGGACGTGCAAGTGGCAAGGATCGAGCTATAGGAATAAGAGGGACAGGAAGTGATGCACAAATAGTCGCAAACACCTACGCAAGTGGTTTTAGTTCTCCATTCACAAATACTTCAATTTCTGCAAGCACATGGTATCATGTGGCTGTTGTTTTTACTTCGGGATCAGCTCAGGTTTATTTTAATGGAGCAGATAAAGGTTCAAAGAGTGTAGCGACAAACACAATAGCCTACACCCAAACAGTTATTGGAGGTATGCTATATTCATCTGCAAACCAATTTAATGGTAAGATAGATGAAGTTAGTGTTTTCCACTCCGCATTATCCTCAACCAATATAACTGCAATTTACAATAGCGGAGTACCAGCAGACATATCTACATTGAGTCCAAAAGGATGGTGGAGAAATGGCGATGGTACAGGTGATACTGACTCAGGTGGAGGTACTCCAGGTAATACTGACACTATTGGCACAGTTGCAAATCAAGGGTCAGTTAATACAGGGTCAGGAGAGGGTAATATGACAGGAACAAATGGGGCAACTTATAGTAACTCTGTACCAGTGGCTTTATTCTCAAGATATAGCGTAACCTTTGACGGAAGTGATGATTTTGTAACTATGTCAAATCCCGATGATTTAAATTTTTCAGGGGATACCACTATTTCTTTTTGGGTGAAATACACAAGCCAAGCTTCTGGTTTCAATTTTTTGATTGATAAATCGACAAGTGCGACCGCACGCCAATATGCCCTGTACTTACGCGATCAAACAGGTGGCACAAAAACATTTAGCTTGTCAACTAGTGGAGGCATTGCAGTACAAAATAATTCAACTGGTACAATTTCAGTAAATGAATGGAATCATGTTGCCGTAGTTGTCGAGAGTGGAGTAACCAACGGAACTAAATTGTATATAAATGGCTCAAGTGAAACTTTCGGAACGCACACGATAACAACTAATGACTCTGCACCATTTCAAGTTGGAAAGCGATACGATACAAATTATGAATTTGGAGGGTTGATGGACGAAGTGGCAATTTTTAACTCTGCTTTATCTGCAACCGACATTTCCACATTACGAGGTGGAGCATCAGCAGGGTCGCTTGGTGAGCCAGTAGATATATCATCACTTAATCCTGTAGGCTGGTGGAGAATGGGTGATGGAGGAACATGGGATGGTACTAATTGGAGTATTCCAGACGCATCTGAAAATAGTAATACAGGCACAACCACGAACATGGTAGAAGCTAGTCGAGTAACCGATGTACCATCTTAATAAATTATGAGCAGAAAATATGTAATAATAGATTCGGACGAAGTAGACTCCGTGAATTTCAGCCAAGTGGACGAGACGAGCGAAAATACAGTTAGATTCTCAGTCGATGGCACGAAGACTTTTGTTAAGTTTGACACGGACACAACACCTTCATTCTTGGATGGTAAAACGCAATACACACACTCTGAAATTCTTACCATATTAGCGACTGACGAGTGGACTCCTCCGTTCCCACCTGAATGATCTACACCGCACCATTTTTAATGCTCATGCTTTGCTCCTGTTCCATGCGTTCTGCCTACCCCCTGATGGGAGGATTGGCTGGGGGTGCAGCCGGAAGTCTAGGTGGCCCGGTAATAGGTGGACTCTCAGCTGGTGCTGGTGTCCTAGCTGGTGAGGCACTCAAGAACAAAGATGCTCTTATCGAAGCAGAAGAAAAAATCGATTTACTGACACACGGTGATGTATCTGCACTTGTTGCGAAAGGTATGGAAAGTCACAAGTCTGGATTCGATAAGTTCACCAGCACAATCAAGAACATCCTAATTGGTGCAGCAGTATTACTTGGTGGTTACCTTGCCATTCCTATCTTCGTGGCAAAACGCACTGCCCGTCAATGCTCTCAAACCGAAGCGATCAAACATCAAACTCGCGCACCATTCCCCGTAAAACCACCCTCCCGAAATGAGAAATCTTGAATTATTAAGAGACAAGTTCTTGGACATGTCGAAAAAAGCTCAAATGATAACCATATTTGCAGGACTAGTCGTTGGCATCATCATATTAGATTGGTTGTTCTAATGATAGATCGCACTGCAATTCTTGGCATGAGTGGGACAGTTGCCACTTTTGGTCTAGCACACCTGGATGATTTATTTGGATGCATTGCAGGTGTTATCACAATCGTTTACATGGGTAGAAAACTCTACCTAGAAATCAAGAACAAGTGAATGGCACGTTATCGTACATCAGGTAGATTAGATGACCAAGTTCTTACAGATGGAGATCGTGGATTTCGTGGTATAGATTCATACCAAGAAGCAACAAGTTTAGAACCGGGCTTTGTACAGACAAGCGAGAACATGCGCCTGATTGGTGATCTTGCAGAGGTACGCAAAGGTATAGATTTTTTAGCAGGTGCAGTTACACTTAGTTACAATGGTACGAATGAGATGGTATTTGCATCCACACTCTATTCAGATCCTGCAACAGGAAATGAATATGTGGTAGTTGCAACCAAGGATAAAGTAATCCTTTGGAATGATGCAAATAACTCAGGTATCGACATTGATTATCCAGGCAGTGAAGTTGTGGCCACGGCAGATGGCGCGAGCTTCGTGCAGGCATTAGAAAAACTCATCTTATTTCGTGGTAAGAATAAAACACCACTTGAATGGGATGGAGATGTAAGCAATGACTTTGTGGTTAAAGCAAATGCAAGTCCAGGTGCTGGACGCATACAATGTCCAAACACAGATTATGGTGTATTCTTTCGCAATCGCTTAATCATCCCACAACCCACAGATAGTAACTATTCCATTATCATGTCTGACTTGTTGGACACAGATAATTACTACGCTGCTGACTCACAATTTAGAATCAATAAAGGAAGTGCAGATTTTCTTGTAGGCTTTTTTCCATACCAGGAAGATCAATTAATCGTGTTTATGCGTAATAGCATTCATATGATTAATAACATTGCCACAACTAGCGCAGCTAACACCTACGAGATTACCCGTCAGCATGGTTGTGTGGCACGTAAATCAATCGCACAGTCTGGGCCACAAACATTCTTCCTATCTGATAATGGGGTCATCGTCTTGTCACCCGGTACAGACCCAGCAAAGGGACTTGGAGTAGCTATAAGTAAAGTAAGTGGCGAAACCATACCCATGACCAGACCTATACAGGATCAGTTTGATGAGGTTAACTTTGCAGCAGCAGATACTGCATGTGGTATCGTGTATGATAACGCTTACTATCTTGCAGTACCCACAGGTAGTTCAACAGTACCTAATAAAATTTTCGTGTTCAACCTACTTACAAGCACATGGACAAGTGTTGACAGTTACCCGGCAATGGCAGGTAGTCTAGCATTTCATGTAGATGATTGGGTAATTTGCTCGCATGGATCTGCACCAACAAGACGCAGATTATTCGCATGTAATGACACCGGGTTTTATCTCATGGAAGAAAACTCCATAGATGATAGTGGTCGCAAAATAGGCAGTACATCTGAGTCTGGCACAACTGCAATTGCAGGCAAGCTTGTCACACGTTCATTCACCTTTGGAGACATTAGCGTGAAGAGTTGGAAGCGTGGACAGTTAGGTGCAAACACAGTTGATGACGATGCATTTAATATTAAGGTCAACACACTAGACCCAGACTCAAGCACCACAGTATTAAGCCACACCGCAGATGGCACAGAAGAAGCACTCTTCCGCTTTGGTACGGGTCGTACCCGTGGGTATGGTGCAGAAGTAGAAATCAATGTAACCGCAGGCAGACCAAGCTTTAGACATGTTAGTCTGGAAGCAATTGGGGTAGGGGCAGCTGCAAGAAGGGAAGTTGCATAGATGGCAATTACCGCAACAGTTACACGAGGATTTACATTTGCCACAGGCGTGGATGTAACCGCTGCGTCACTTAACCAACTTGGTGAACCAACAGTTGCAATTAGTGAAGGAAATGTAAACATCACAGGAGGCACGATAAGTGGTCTATCCTCACCCATTGCCATTGCAGATGGAGGCACAGGAAGTGCAAATGCAGGGGCAGCAAGGACTGCACTTGGACTAGGCA